TGTATACATGGAAGGCTATGTCGATGCCATCGTTGGTAGTCTTCGATGAGTGCCAAAGCCTCAAGAACGACACCTCTTCGCAGACTCAGCTCTCGTGGTCTATCCCTGCAGGCGTCAAGCGTATCTTCATCTCGGCTACACCCTACCAAAAAGTATCCGAGGCACGAAGCGTAGTCCAAGGCGTAGGCATGGAACACTACGGTGAACCCTGCACCACAGAAACCGTACCCCAACTACTGCAAAACATAGCTCGCTGGGGTAGACCAACCCAACTCTGCCAAGCGCAGATGGAAAGGCTACGCAAAGCAATGCAACCGTACGCTGTGTTCGTACCCAAGGTACGCTACAAGCACAAGACTCATACCCGCTGCCGCCTCATCGAGTTCGAGACTTCAGCCGAGCGCGAACACTACGATAGCTATTTCGTAGCCTTCAAGCGCAAGTGCGAACAGCAGATGCGTAACTCTAACTTCGGCGCGAACGAGATGCTAGTTGCCATACAAAAGTTCCGAGAGGGAGCCGAAGAGGTACGTGCTGTACGCATGGCTAAGCGTGCGATAGACATGGTGGAGCGTGGGCGACAGGTTATGTTGGTGTTTAACTTTGTTAATCCCATGCGCCTGGCCTACAAAGCCCTCAAGAATGCAGGCTTGTCCGAGGATAGGATATCCCACATAGTCGGAGGCCAGTCCCCCGCCAAGCGCGAAGCCGAGCGAGCCAAGTTCCAAGAGGGTAAGTCTGACGTCCTACTCTTCACCATGCGATCAGGTGGCGTAGGCATCTCTCTACACCACAACTCCAAAGAGGGTAGGCCACGACACATAATCATACCACCCACATGGTCAGCCATAGACTTAGTCCAAGCACTAGGCCGAGGCCACCGTATCACCTCTATATCCGACACAACCCAAGAGGTCGTATGGTACAAGGACACCATCGAGGAAACAGTATGCGAGCGAGTCAAAGCTAAGCTAAACTGTATCAACGCAAGCGTAGGCCGAAAGGAAAACTGGGTCAACGTGTTCACTAACGGTACGGTACAACAGGACATAGCGTCCGACAATGAGTACCAAGAACTCGAAGACGAGAACCTTACAGTACAGGAGGAGACAAATGAATAGCCTAAGACACTGCATAGAGTATACCGAAAGCAGCCGAGAGTTGGTACGCATATCAGGTGTAGAGTGTCTGCAAAGAACTGCAGGCCAAGGCACTTGGGGTATCACAGACGAGCCGTGTCCGGTTAACCTTAACTGGTCGATGCTCAAAATGCTATGGCTTGAGTCCCTAGAAATACCAAAGGACAACTCTATAAGGAGGGAAGATGACTAGAGAATACACAAACCTACTGTTGGAGAAGGTTGAAGAGGGACTACTGGATAAGGACACAGTAATCCTAGCCTTCTGTAAATATCTATCCGAGTCAGACGTAGAGGATATGATGCACACAAATGAAATGATAGACCACGAATAACAATGACCACACAAACAATACACCCAAAGCTATGGCTAGCTATGGCTATCCTAAGTTGGCTAGTCGGAACTGCCCTAGGTCACATGCTATTCTACTAACATGGACAAAGAATACACAGAATTAGATCACCGCTACATACTGCAGGTAGATCAAGAGGAGTTATTCCACGCATGTAGAAGCCACGTACCCTCTATCCTGAGCTTTCTACAGGACAAGAGTCTTATCAAGGGCTACTCATTGGATAACTGTAGCAACCTAGGCAGCAAGGACAAAGGCTTTGTTCTTGGACGCCTAACTTTTAGGACAGACATACACATAGATATAGATGGTTACATACTGAAGTTTTGCGTAGAAGAGTTAGACGAGGAAGGAGAAAATACAAATGACAGAAAATAATTGGATGAAAGGTATGACCGAGGAAATACTATCCTCCGTCAAGGAAGAGTTCGCTACCAAGTTCAGCGAGCTAGACACACGAATCACCGAGACTACACAACAGAACGTAGTCTTGGAGATTAAGCAGCACGTTAGCAATAACGTGATAAACTACACCAGCGTCAAGGGCCAACACTACCAACTGAAACCCTTGATAGAGGTGATGGGTTCGGGAGAACCCGCTATGATTATCGGGCCTACGGGCAGCGGTAAAACTCGCGTAACCCACGCAGTCAAGGATGCCCTAGGCTGCAAGCACTACGCCATACGTCAGGTCAACAAACAAACAGCAACGCACGACCTCATAGGCTTCAACAATGCCACGGGTAACTACGTCCCCGGTGTGTTCACTAAGATAATCCAAGAGGGAGGCCTAGCTGTCATCGACGAGATAGACAACGGCAACTCGAACGTGCTAATGATTATCAAGGGTATACTCTCCGGTCATATCTACATGCCGTACGGTATGCAGGAAATCAACCCCAAGTGCCACCTCATGTGTACTGCAAACACGTGGGGGCTAGGGCCAGACCGGGAATACATAGGACGCAACGCCCTAGACGTAGCCCTCCTCAACGAGTTCGTCTGCGTCGAGTGGCCTTACGATGCTAACGCAGAGAAGCTATGGACACTTGGCCTATACAAATCCGTAGACGAGCCGAAGATAACCCAGAGTCAGTTCGATAAGTTCATCGATAGGTTCCAAGCGATGCGAGAGTACGCCCAAACTCATAAGATACGGGTAATCTTTGCGACCCGCAACCTACGCCAATGTGTAAACCTAATGGCTAAGGCGGGGTGGGATGAGTTCGCAGCCTTGGACGCTACGGTGTTTCGCTCGGTCAAGGGCGAGCAGAAACGTAGGCTACTGGAAATCTACACCGAGAAGCGTGTGGACATACGGAAGCCCACCCACGAAATCAAGGATACGTCCAAGAAAGAGCCAAAGCCTGATGTACCCGAAGACATTAAGGAAATCCTAGACGACAACGATGTACCCTTCTAAGCACCATGATAAGACAAAAGATAGCACACAAAACCATATACTCATGGGATGAGTTCCGCTCTGCCCTAGACAAAGACCCTGCCAGTAGCGACAACAAGAAGCTACAGGACTACGCATCGCACAAGGATGCAGACACCGACGACTGGTACGGTACGCAGTCATGGACGGAGGCTGTCTTCCTGCTTGATGCAGGAGGCTGGGGTTTGGATAGGCTAGAGAAAACAAAGGTAGACGAAGCCATCGTCGAGGCCATAGCCCCACTCGAAGAGTACCTCACCGACTACGTACCCACTGTCGCAGGCGGTGTGGTAAACATAGAGGCGGCGACAACTGACGCCAGCCCCGAACACTTCCTAGAGGAAGAGGAAAGCGATACCGTTATAACCCAAGGCAAACGCCTACTCACCATCTACGTCAACTGTTGGAATCATAACGGCATACCGGAGGAGTGTTACTTCCATAGGGGAGCCTTGATATACAAGGCGGTAGACCACCTAGAAACCATGGGCTACAATTGCGAGGTCATAGCTACCTTCCCATGTAGAGGCAACGGCGAAGCTCATGTAACCTATATCAAGCTCAAGGACTTCCAAGAGATGATCGACGCCGACAGGCTATGTATCGCCATGTGCGCTACGTTTATGATGCGTAGGTTTCTCTTCCACCTCCAAGAGCTGGAGTCTGAGGCAGTCCGCCTACAGTACGGTTACTACCAGAGCGGGGGCTACGGTACCCAGATAAGCATGGGCGCAATCAGAGACTCTGATGTTACCATACAGGAAGACCAAGCCGAGCTGGTATTCTGGTACGATGTCTCTGGCCTTACGGATACAGACGAGATAGACAAAGCCTTCAAGACTTTGGTCACCAAGAAGTTTACGGAGGCCAAGAATGCCTAGCCTAGAAGCCCAGCTCAAGGCTCTCAAGCAACAGAACGTAGCCTACAACACGGGGAAGTTTATAACCCAAGACGCCGACTGTCTGCGTGTGTTAGAGGCAGCGGACAAGCTATCCCACAGACCTGAGTCTGTCCTTATCACGGGCGAGTCGGGTACGGGTAAAGAACTTGTGGCGGAAAGGCTACACGGTAGGCGCACGGGCAGGTTTATAGCCTTGAACCTATCGGCTATGCCTGACGCCTTGGTACAGGCCGAACTCTTCGGCCATGTAAAGGGAAGCTACAGCGGGGCAACCAGCAGTCGTATGGGTCTACTGGTCGCAGCCTCCAGAGGTACACTCTTCCTAGATGAGATCGGAGACATAACCCCTGCGATACAGGTGATGCTGTTGCGATTGATAGAGACCCGTAAGTTTCGTAGGATAGGGGAGAACGAGGACACGGACTTCACCGGCAGGTTTATCTTTGCTACAAACCGCCTGAGTTCTGACTTCCGTGATGACCTGTACCATAGGATAGCCACGTTTAGGCTGAAGCTAAAGCCATTGAGGGAGCGTATGGAAGATGCCCGCCTTATCCTCCAGAATACCCTGACCAAGGCAGAGTACGAGGACTTCCTCGCCTTACTCCATGCCGGGGCTAAGGCAAGTCAATGGGCAAGCCCTCCCCTACTGAAGGGCAATGTCCGAGAGCTACTCCGATTGGCAACCCAGTATAAAGTCCTAGGCCCACATAGCCTAGACTTCCATTGGGAGGGCGACCGATAACTACCGGCACACATAACACAGCGATAGGCTACAACGCGGGTGGGGTTACAACAGGCGCACATAACGTAGCGATAGGTTATAGTGCAGGGCTTGGGCTAAGAAAAAACATTCAACTGTTAACCGGGTTTGGCACGCTTCCTGCTTAGTACTATATGTTAAAGGATTTTCCCTTAACACCCACTAAATTTTTGCGCTAACAGTTAACTGCGCGAAGTAACATAGAGATAAAATGCAAACGATAGATACCACATACGAGGTGGAGCATTTCCAGTCGGGAGATTGGAAAGACTTCAAGTTCCATGTACCAGAGTTCAAGACTACAGCAGACGTAGTTTCTAGGTACGGAGAAAGCAAAACGCTAGGCTTGCTGAACCAGCAGGTTAGCGCACGAATTCGGTCTACGGTAAAGAACTCGTTGAAGCCTAACGGCCAGACGACTGAAGAACTGAAGGCCGAGTTGACGGAGAAGTACCCTGACTTGGTGATCTACTCCAAGGAGGACGCAGACAAGTGGACTCCAGAAGCAGGTGGCGGGGAGACTCCCGGCAAACTGTTCAAGAAGGCCAAGGCATACTTTGCTGCTGGCGAATTCGACGAGGGCAAAGCTGTCCTTGCTCGCATGGAGGAACTGATGGCCGCCGAGAAGGCCTAAGTAAACAAGGGTAGCGTAGCATGGTGTCGTACGAGATGTACGAACCGGCTTAATCATGTCCGTGAGAAACACTACGCTACCCTATTTATACACATGGATAACACCAACGAAGCCCACAAAAAGGAGGCAACCCTAGAGGATCACTCAGATCTTCTACGTAAAATGCGAACGAAGCCAGCGGCTCGCCGCTCAACCTACAGCCCAACCAACGCTTACAAGATAAAACCCATCTTGGATAAGCTACTCGACGGGCAGAAGGATATAGTAATCACCGCAGACGACACAGGCTACACAGTCAACACGCTCTATGTAAAGTTAACCGACGGCTTCAAGTTTCTTGTTGATAACTCTACAAAGTACGGGCCAATTTACGCCGATTTACGTACCCAAGTTTCGTTTCGTAAGACAAACACTGGTGTTTTGATTTACTACAAGGATACCACACGTAATCAAATTAAAGCCAGAGAACTACAGTATGAGTTTGCGGACTCGTCCGTGTGGAAGGGAGAGCTACTCGCTTGGCTACAGACAGCCGAGGAACTGGATACATTCAACAGGGAGAACGTCAGGGTTGATACGAAGGATACCAAGTGGCTGGAAGAGCAACAAAAACTTGTAGACTTTGAGTTCGACACGGACAACGGCGTGTTAAACGTGGTAAGATAAACACAGAATGCCCCTGTTGATACTAACGGTAGCCTCTATATTCTTTACCCTGCTATTCTCAGCACTCTTTATCATAGACCTGTATGACGATTGAAGAACTGCTAGACTGTACCGTAGAAAAGCTGGAGGCTATGTCGGATGAGGATTTACTCCAACACTTCGACTGCTACTTAAAGTTAACCGAGCCGCAGGTGACGTTAGCTAAGTCTAAAACTGCACGTAAGAAGCGTGTGCCGAAAGAGAAACCAAACCTACTTGATAAGGTAGAACTACTAAAGAGATCATATGGAATTACTTAATCTAGAAAAAACAAAAGAGGGTAAACTTATACTAAAGATAGATGCGTCACTCATAAAGGAATCAGCGTGCGAACGTAGGCTGTGGTATATGTTGTGTCGAGGGCTACGCAAGCGGAACTCTAACCATAAGATGGAGTACGGCACGGCAGTACACAAGGCCTTGGAGTCGTACTACTTCGACGGTGACGAGGAGAAGGCTACCAACCTAGCCATAGACCACTACGCCGATGTGCTTGTACCGGACAAGGACTTCCGAGACCTAGCCCACTTGGTCAACCTGCTCCAACAATACTACAAGGTGGACACAGGGCTGCAGGTACGCAAAGACCCTGACCCTCTGCTTGAGATGCGCTTCGCCTACCCATACCTGCAGACACCAGAGCTGGACGTACTCTTCTGCGGCACGATAGACTTCGTCGGAACCTACTTCGGCAGGCCTGTCATCGTAGACCACAAGTCCACGGCAGCCTACGGCATTGCCTCCTACTTCGCATCCTACAAAATATCCCCGCAGCTTATGTTCTACAATCTCATATGGCGTAAGCTTTTCCCCGAGGACAACATAGGCTGTATGATTAACGGCCTGTTCCTTGGCCGAACTAACAAGAACAAGTTTGAACGCAGCGAGATATTCGAGTTCAGCAACGACAGGCTGGCCAAGTTCCAAGCCTACATTGACGACCTTGTGGGTAGGATACGCAGCAAGCTGGACATATACTTCAACACGTACACAGAGCAGGACGGTGAGGATATCTTCCTTAGCAACTTCGCCTGTTGCGAGACTAGGTTTGGCCTATGTGGGTTTACTCCCTTGTGTACGGCAAACTCAGCCGGTGACAGGGAGTCCATAGTCAACATGGACTATACCCGCAAGGTCTACGATCCACTACAGTTTCAGCTATGATCCAGCAAGACTATTACATAAGCGCAGTAGACCAAGTGGTAGACCTAACCCGTAAACTGGAAGCAGCCCATGAGATGTCGTACAACTCGCTGACATTTGCATGGGGTAGAGTACACGAACTGGAAGAAAGACTAGAGGACTTGGAGAAAGAACATGGAAGTAACAGAAAAAACACTAAAGGCTAGGCACGATGCCTACAGAAAACGCATGGATAACCTTACCATGCTACGCTACACGGCAGCTTTGGAGTCCCTTAACGCGACCCTTGAAGCTACGCTACAGGACAACGAGATGACAGGGATACTGTCTGTCGATTGTGTCAGTCACACCGCAGCGATACTTGCAGCAGCGGATTTGCTAGCCGATAAGCTGGATGGTATAAGCAGATCAATAATGGAACTGGAAATGGCACTAACATGAAGATACAACTGGATACGATAGCAGGTAAGCGTGCGCTGTACATAGCGGCAGAGTGCGTCAGTCTCCTAGACTCGAAGCAGAAAGACTACGGGCCGGGCAACATCAGCCGGTTCGGTACGAAAGGCCTTAGCGTACGCCTGTACGACAAAGTAGAGCGTCTTGCGAATTTGCTGATGGACAAGGAGGAATCCCCCAAGCACGAATCGCTAGAGGATACCTTCAAGGACATAGCAAACTACGGACTCATCGGGCTTATGCTACTACGCGGTGAGTGGCCCAGCGAGGAGCAGTTAGAATTCGATACCTTCTTTGGTATCATTGAACCAGAAACACAAGTAGAAGTAACAACAGAAACAGATAATGTATAAACCACTAATAGCAATCGTGGGCCATAGCGGCAGCGGTAAGAGTACGTCGCTGCGTAACCTAGACCCGAAGACTACCTACATTCTAGACCTAGAGCGTAAGGGATTCCCCTTTCGTAACGCCAGCAGGTTCAACATCGTTCCTGTAGAGAATGCCAACGCCTTCCCTAGGCTGCTTGAGAAAACCTTAAAGGAAGACAACTGCGAGACTATTGTGGTGGAATCCTTCACTAAATACGTGGAGCAGGTAAATACGCTTGCCACGAACTCGTTCAAGGGCTACGATATCTGGTCGTTCTACAATAGAACTATCCGCAACATGCTGGACTCTATCAAGAACGACAAGGCTACGATTATCTTCACGGCAGTAGACGACATTGTGAAGATACCGCAGATCACAGGCGGGGAATCTTCCCACCGTAGGGTCAAAGTCCAAGGTAAAGTTCACGAAGGTGCAGTAGAGAAGGAGTTCCTCATGGTGTTGTTCACCGAGGTACGCAAGAACGAGAAGACCGAAGAGATGGAATACTTTTTTCAGACTAACACGGACGGGGTTACCTCGGCCAAGACCCCAATGGGTATGTTTGACAAACAGTTGATACCGAACGATATCGTGGAGGTGCTAAAGAAAGTGGAGGAATACTATGCCTAAGAGTAAAGCAATCTACACCACGGTTAACGGCAGAAAAACATTCGTAGGAAAGCATATTGGAGACGCCATTATAAGAGAGTTTCCGTTTGCTTCGTCAGTTTTATGGCAGAACGAATCACTAAGCTTTGACAAGAGGCTACTCGACTATGCTAAAAACAATGCTGTTAAGTTGTTTGTTTTTTCAGACCTAGTAAAAAAGTTATACCTTAAACTAAGTCTTGAATCAATACTAAGTGGTGGTTCAGACGGCTATCACGGAGCAGGATCACAGTGGTACATACCAATGAAATCTGCAGAGATTTTAGAGAGTTACACAACAACACCATACATTAAAGATGAGCTTGTTATCTAGAATAATACTATGACTGACTTTACATGGCCAGAAGCTACCCCAGTAAAGAACTTGTACCGTACTAACAATCCCGATACATCCGTACTTGCTGCTTGTAGCATAGACGTTACTAGACTGGAGTATGTGGTACTGGCAGCAATAAGAAGACTTGGCCCTTGTATCAGCGACGAAGTTCGGGAACAGTTTCCAAGTCTCTCGTACAGTAGCGTGACAGCACGTTATCGAGCGTTGCTGGACAGAGGCCTTATCAAGGACACAGGTAAACGCCGCAAAGGTAACAGCGGTAGAAAGCAGAGAGTTATGGAGGCAACAGCTAAATGAAACTAACAACAGAAGAAACCGAAGAGTACATACAATGGGCCAGAGACAACTACCATTCTAGGGTAGGAGTCTTTGGGGCAATCAAGGCTATATGGCATCCGGCAGTACGCCAAGAAATGCACCGTCTACGCACGAAGCAGATGGATAGGATACTATTAAAGGTCAAGGAAATGGGTATAAAAAAAGCAGCGGAACGTTACAAATGAAAAAACCTAAAGCAAAACTAGGGCGGTTGTTTGTAGTAGCAAACACCAGCAAACAAAAATCAGCTAACAAGACGTACATCTTTGCGTACCTTGAAAGCAGGACTAAGCCTACCCAGTACCTGTTTACGGACAGCCAACTAAAGGAGGCTAGAGAAAGGGCTATTAAGAACAGCGAGGATTGCCTACCCCTGTCTAGGTGGTGGAGATTCTAGGAATGAATTTAGATCTTGAGGTGCGTAATTGCAGTCGTGGTTTGTCATATGTCTGCGACTGTTGACTTGGGCCTCCGTCGCCCTTCAAAGCGGGGACTGACTCCGCTGCGGGGACAGGGTTGGTAAGACAACTTAGCGTACATCTGTGTGGCGCGGCAGACACCTCAAGATTACTTTCCCTATGAGTGTAGGGGATACGTGTACAATACACTACGATAAACATAAACATACATACTACATACTAATAACTAATGGCTAGAATAAGTCTAAAGGACATTACGGAAAGTTCGGGTAGGCCTTACCTCCCGAACGGTACATACACGCTTCGCATCGTCGAGGCCGAGCGCAAGGTTAGCAGCAAGGGCAACGACATGGTTGCCATTGTAGCTGAGGTTGTGGAACCCACAGAAGTTAACGGGCCTAGAGGTTTCGTTGAAGTCGGTGGTGTTCAGGTTAGGGACTACCCTCTGATTCCATCACGGAGCCTGAAGGAGTATCACAAAATCTTCGATCTGCCAGAAGATTTTGAGCTGGAAGAGTACGACGAGATCGCGGCAGGTCTAAAGGGTAAGGCTTTTAAGGCTGTACTCTACACGAAGACTGAGTCTAGGATGGACGAGATCACAGGTGATCCTATGATCGACCCCATAACTGGGCAGCCGTTGGCGAACTATCGCTACAACGTGGAACGCAGGTTAGAAGCTGCTGAAGACCACGATCTGTCGGGGTTCTAGTCTCATACGAGGCTTGCGGTATGGTACGTAGAGAGATTCTACGTCAGGTAGGTGTAACTCTTTCACCCCCTTCTGAAACAAACGCAAGCCTCACTTACAGAAAATAAAATGCACATAACAAAACCTAAATCAGATGGGCGCGTAAAAAAATACTGCGCGATACTAATACCGGAAGGCCTGCATAAGAGGTTAAAGGTAGAGGCACGAGACAGGAAGCTACGTCTAAACCAGTACGTACCCCGTCTTTTAACACTAGGACTAAGGAGGCCACGTTGACAGTAATTGAACACGTAAAGCAAGAGTTGGAAAGCTTGGCTCCCAAGAAGACACAAGACTGTGAAGCCTTGGCGCACAGGTTAAAGGAACTCATGGCAAAGGTTCTCGTCGTTGGATACAAGGCTGGCTTTCAAGATGCCGGTTCCTTGATTGCGTCCTACGCAGACGAGAACTTCAAGTCTAACAAAGACTTCAACAAGGAGTCCGAAGAGATCGCTACGGCGAAGCTCATGGAGCTAGAGTTGCCAACCGATGCGTCATAAGCCTGCTGAGAAATACTCAGGCTTAACTGTCGTAATCGACACGCCCTCGCGGTTTGACCGCCACGTTCTTATGAGCGGTTACGCGGGGGCGTTTTTCGATTCTACACTTGGGGTTAGCCGTGAGTCTTGTGACCTGCGTACGTTGTCTACGTTGAACGCAGGCTACCTACCGAACACTAGGGTTGTGTTGTTGCTTGGGTGTAAGTCTTTGCATCAGTACAAACCGGGCGTAGGCCTTGATGAGCAGAGAGGCAACCCTTGGATGGAGGGTAACGTTATACATTTGGCGTCGTACATGCCGCAGGATGCCTTCGACCGCAAGAACTACTTCAACCCTAATACAGAGTACACCGGCGGCAGCGATGATGATAAGGCTACGCATGGTAAGACCAAGCGACAGAACTGGCGGTTTTGGTTACGGAAAGATATCAAGAAAGCGTGTCGGTATCTTCTGGTAAAGCCAAAGATAGAAGAGTTGGGTGAGGTAATCTATCCAGATATTGAAGCAGTAGTTAAAGACCTCACAGAAACGAAGGGTAAAGACCTGTTCTTTGATGTAGAGACCGCTAGTGACTTGACGCTTACGTGCTTTGGGTACGGTTGGTCAGAGGCGGAGGCTATCTGTGTTCCTATGTACGAAATCCCACGCCGTGCGTACTACTATGGGGGCTTGGGTACGGCAAGAATTTTAAGAGCCTTGGCGGTGGCATTCCGCGACAATACGGTGGTAATCCACAATGCTTTATTCGACCTCTTCGTCATGGCCTACAAGTATGGCATCCCTGCCCCGCGCAAAGTCTACGATACGATGCTTGCACACCATCGCCTATGCCCCGAAGTCGAGAAATCCCTAGGCCATTGCATCTCCCTCTACGCTGACCGCGAGTACCACAAGAACGACGGTGTCTTTGAACCGCGCAACCAGCAGCAAATCCTTTCCCTCTACCACTACAACGCCAAGGATGTTATAAGCCTAGCCCTACTCAAACCAAAGCTAACCATCCACGCGAAGCAACTCTACGCAGAGGACAGCATCCAACAGGTAAACGACAGCATCGCACCGTATCTAACGGCCATGCTGCAGGGTATCAACTATAACAAGCAGGACTTAGACGACCGTGTGATTTACAATACGCGTTACTGCGCCCAGCTCTCCCGTATGTTGAAGCTGCTTGTGGGGTATGCGTTGAATCCTAACAGCCCCAAGCAGGTCTCGGCCTATCTATACGAGGGCATGGGGTATAAGAAGCCGGTCAAGGATATGACCAATGAGAAGACTCTGCTGCAGTTGCGCCTGAAGCATCCGAATCCTGTGTTGACTATCATCCTAAAGTACCGTGGCGTAGCCAAGCAGTCGGGGCAGCTAAAGTTCCCACCGTATGTTCCACGTGGAACAACCAAGGAAAGGATTACCACGGGGTACAACTTGGCCGGTACGACTACGTTTAGGCTGGCCTCGAAAAGATTGCTTGGCCGCTGGGGTACAAACGTGCAAAACTTCCCCAAGGATTTACGCAAGATATTCCTACCAGATGAAAACAAAGTCTTTGTCCAAGTGGATCAGTCAGGTGCAGAGGCACTTGTCGTTTCTTACCTGTGTGCTAAGGGTAACTTTCGCAGTCTCTTTCTGCATGGGATTAAAAGTCATGTGTATGTTGCCCTTCGTTTGTTTGCCGAAGTGTGGGCTGCAGAACTGGGCCGCTCGGTCGATAACTACTGTACTGCACCAATTGCCGAGGTTGCTACGCTGCGAGGCTGGGGCGAACTCGACAAGTTAATAAAGTCCAGCGACAACTGGAGCGCAGAGAAACGCTACTACTTCATCGCCAAGATGGTCTGTCATGCCAGCAACTACGGCATGAAGCCCCCTACGTTTAGGCTGAATCTTCTGCAGAAGTCTGAGGGTAAGGTTTCCATATCTCAGGCCGAAGCCAAGGTATTCCTCAACACTTACCACGACCTGTTCCCAGAGATACGAGGCTGGCACAGGGAGACTGTCGATACTCTACGGAGGGATGGCGTATTAAGAAATCTCTTCGGCTACCCCCGTGTCTTTACCTCTATCATAGACGAATCCATGCACAAGGAAGCCTACGCTTTCGTACCGCAATCAACCGTTGGGACAATAACCAACATCACGTTTACTAAAATGCAACAGAAAATAGAAAATCAAAAAGACCCCCTGTCCTCAATGGACGTAGATATCGTACAGAACAACCACGATAGCGTCCTACTGCAATGTCCACCAGAACACGTGGACTACGTTGCCAAGGAAACCATGGCTATAATGAACTGTGATCTAGTTTCGCCACGTGGTGAGCGTTTCGCCATGAAGAGTGAGGCTTGTATCGGAGACACATGGGGAGGTGTAGCATGACGGTACGTGACAGTTGGAGGTTGTACCTAGAAGACCTCGAATCCCCAGACCTTTTCATAGACTGGGGATTTTACTTTCTCATAAGTAGCTGCCTCCAGCGTAGGGTATGGACATCGCAGGGTATCAATGCAATCTACCCTAACCTGTTCATGCTGTTGGTTGGCCCTCCCGCCTGTGGCAAGAGCCGTCTAATCTCGATGATCTCCGACATCATACAGGATACCGAACTGCAGATAATGTCAAAAGACAAGAAAAAGACCGCACCCTTATTCGAGTATACTGCAGACAGCATCACGGCAGAGTGCCTTAGTGAGTACCTAGCCAAGGACTGCACGAAGGTCTTCACCCTAGACGACGGCAAGGAATACATCCATGCGTCCTGTATGATGCTGGTAGAGGAACTCGGCGTCTTCCTAAAGAAGCGCACCGAGGACACCGTCAACATGCTTAACCAACTCTACGACGCACGCAACTACCGCTACTACACCAAAAAACAGGGCAAGGACAACGTACAAAACGTGTGCGTGTCGCTGATAGCTGGCACGACACCGTCGTTTATCCGCGAGTGCTTCAATGAGAATCTTATCTCGCAGGGTTTTACCTCGCGGTTTGTTGTGATCTACCAAGAGGAGCCTAGGTTCTTTCGGCAGTTCACCGGCTTCGAGGACAAGCATGTTAAAGCAAGGGCAGCGGTGGTTCAACACGTAAAGAAACTTGCCAACCTGTGTGGGCCTGTACCCATGTCGGCAGAGTGTTCCGCCTACCACAAGGAACGCTACGAAAAGGGCATGTACATAAACAGCAGGATAAACTCCAGCCCCAAGCTGGACTTGTACTACGCACGGAAGAACATCCATCTACAGAAACTCGCCCTGACTGTGCAGATGGGCAGCTCCGCAGAGTCTACGGAAATTACCCTAGAGTCCTTCAAGCACGCAGAGAAGTTCCTCGCTGAGACCGAGGTCTTTATGCACCTGAGTTACGACCTGACAGGCAGGAATGTAATCCACGAATTTACCAAGAAACTTAGCGAGTATGTAAACAGCAAACCTGAGGGTGTAACCCACAAACGTTTGTGGTTGGATTGGCATAGTGATTTGAAGAAGGACGAGTTGGAGGCAGCCTTGGAATTCTTAATGCAGACCGATCAGATTACTGGCTCACGCAAGGGAGGGAAGCTGGTCTATCTGCCGGGGTAAAGCGTTTACTGCTGTTTACCCTGTACAAACTCACCAAGGCTTTCCATTATAATACGCTTACGCTCAATAGATAAAGCTTCGTCTCTATCTTCCTGATCGATTACAGTCCTTACTGCGTCATTACTTCTTATACGTGAGATGTAGTCAGCAAACATCTGTGCTTCACGTAACGAATATGCATCCTTTACCCTTGGGGACAATCTCGCAGGTTTTGCGTAACCTTCTCTCAGGAGCCTGCCAAACTTACCACGATCTATACCGTCCCTAACCTTAGACCTTTTCCAAGCGTTCTCCATAAGACCCGTCACATTATCACGCATGTCAGCTTCGGTGTTTGAGTATTTGAAGTTTGTTGCTGGTGTTCTTGTGTAACGGTCAAGGCTAGCAAACCAACGGGAACTGTGTTCTCCCCGATACAAGCGGTTGAAAACTTTAAGGTCGCGCTCCAAATCCTTGCGTCTGATCTCTGCTGCCCTGCCCTTAAAGTACGTAGTACCCAACGCTTCATCCAAGGATTTCCCTGCATCTGTGTTTGCCAACAGTTGGTTGCGACCTATACGTAGTGTCTGGTTAAGGTTCGTCATAATGTCCTCCGCTAAGCGTAGCGAAGTTGTTACGTCTCCGACATTCCCTGAAGTACCATAAGAAATGAGCGACTGCGCTATACCCTTATCCATAAGCAAAGCTTCCAGCGCAGGGAACGTAATAGCGGAAACATCCTCAATAGCTCCCTTGCCGGTAGCAGTCATACGAACAACATCATTGCCCATACCAGACAGCACACCAAAATAACCAGCAAGGTTAGCTACGTGCATGGCATGGTATATAAACTCTTCAAAGTCTGCGCCAGATTCTATAAGCTCTGCGATTGAAGGTTCGTAGCTTTCCTTGGCGTTAATCATGTTTGCAATCTCCTGCAAAGCTTCGCCTGTAACAGCCGCACCCAGCGTAGCCTTCATAAGCGGTCTGAAGTCCCCGTCCTTACCTATAGGCATGACGATATCTTTCATATAGCGATTGAACTTCTCAACCGACCACCGAGACAGCGACAGGAACCAGCTAGACTTACCACGGATCATTGCAGAGGGTACACCACGCGCACCATACGTACCCTGATTGATTTCAACAAAGGCTGTTGCGAGTTTATTGAGGTCGCCTTCGGCCACAGACGTAGGATTCTTCTGTAAGAAGTTAACATCAACATCAGCCATACGACCCATGGTGTTAAGTACGCGCTGTATGTGTGGGTCTTTACCGTTACTGTTAAGATAACTACGCATCAGCAGCTTGCCAAGGTTAAACTGTATCGCACGTGTACCGCGCTCGAACAGTTCGCGGCCAGAATACTTCTGCGAAAAGTCCGCTACCGTAGCCATAGCATCTGCGGCCCTGTCTACGCTATCGTGTGCAAACTCTATAGCGGCAAGCTTGCTACGGTTCGCGCCGGATATATGACTCTGTCTCCAAGCATCGCCTAAGTGTGTAACCGATTTAAGTATGAGCGGCATATCTTGCAGCCTCATATACGGCAGGTCGTTCATAAAAGATGTGGTAATATCACGTACTCCAGATAGCGCACCAAGCCACTGTGAAGTTATCATTCTGTTGGCACGTAAAATCTGTATGTCGATGTCTGTGTGAAAACCTGCGTGGGTTTCGTCTAGGTTACTGAAAGTCTTGGCAGCACGACTGCCGTAGTCTACGTCTACGTCCTCACCAAACAGCTCTTTCAGCGTGGGGGTAGTTGGCTCTATTGTATCTTTACCTTTCTTTGTCTGCCTGTGTGTATAAACACCCTCTTGGTTGGGTAAATCGCGGATAGTGCGTACAATATGATCGTTTTCTATCTGTGTAAACCGAGACATATCCTTAGCAAATCTACCAACGTAACGCTGCGCTCGCAGAAATGGGTCAGGGTCTACCAAGTCAGGCGGCATAAGTAAGCCCTCAGCTTTCCTCAAGGCATTAAACTTAGCCGCTGCCGTAAGATCAACAGTTTCGCCCGACGACTTGATGAAGCTATCCTTGTTACTAATTACCGCAATATACTCACGGAGGTCGCTGCGTAACTCGTCTTCGATGCCAACTCTACCCTCACGCTGTTGCACCCAGAATTTAAGGATCTTCTCTTGCATCTCTTGACCCTCCTCGGTGTGGGCCTTCTTCCTGAGTATTGTAGTGGCATCTCTACTGAGCATAAACGGATCGTAGTAACCCTCACGTGCAGCTTTAGGATCACGCCAAAGATCTCCGACCTTTACTTTAGGCCCACTAGCTACGTGTTCGTCTCGTGTCTGTACATAAAGATCATCGAGTAATTTATTTGCAGCTCCCAGCTTACTAGAACCTAGCACCTTGGAATATAAGTCTTGGTACTCCGTGTTGTACTTACGTACGTATTCGCTATCTAGGTCTTTGAAATTCTTTTTGACCAACCTGCGTAAGGTTCTGAACCTGCCCAGAGTTACCTTATCTGCCTTACTCAAGCTAAGTTTGTTCAAGCTCATAATCAAGGGTTCTACGAACTTGTTAACGTAGCGTTTCTCCATCAGCTCAAGCCTGTTATGTGCGTCACGGATATACAGAGCCATCTTTTTGGTGGAGTCTGTAATATCGGCGTTTTTTAGTCCCTCAAAAGGCCTCACTAATAGCTGATCTGTTTCGGCTATTGCGTAGCGTATTCTTTGCGCCCACCATACAGGGTCTACAAACCTCTTGATACCTGACCAAGCTTCAGTATCGCCGCCTATTAGTATGGTACGTTCAGGATCGAAGTCATCAAGGCTTGCGCCGAATTTGTCAAAGACTTCGGTCATGTGCCTAGCGCGATCACGACCAGAGGCAAACATTAAACCTTCGTCTAGTGCGCTGATTGTACGCTCGCCTCGGGCTTCTTGGTACTTTTGCTGACCCTGCTTGCTGTACGTTACGCTACCATCTTCTGCAGTCGTTGAGTGCCAGTCGCTGGTTATGTCGCTAAGTATTCTTTGTTGATAAGGCTTTGCTGGTGTGTCTGGTTTTACGGTTACACTACGCAGGCTTTTAACCCACGCACTTTGATTATTACGACGTTCGTCTGCAATAAACTCAGCGTTGCCGCGATCCCAAGCAAAGTCCCAACCGGGTTTGCTTCTATTAACACGGCCTTTTATTCCCGAAGCGTCAAACTCTAGCAGAACACCCTTACCGCCTTGCCCTAACGCGAGTTCTCTGTTGTTGGAGAGGTATACATCACCGTCCATAGCTGTTTGGTGCATACCTATAAAATCTTGTGCGCTATCCATGTCAGTCTCATGCCAAACTGTATCTGTATAACGACTGAGGTTTGTTGGAAAGTTATCAGAATCGCCCATAGGTTTAGCTGGAAGTGGGCGTTCTCCACGGGCTTCTTGGAATTTCTGCCCTGTGTCCTGCTCAATTTTGTTGAGTGTACGTCCAAGTCCCGGCCCTTCAGGTGGCGTACCTTTCTCTTCCATACCCAATGACTTCCTGATCTCGTCGAAGCCTTCCTTCTTCTCCTGTGCTGTGGCCTCCACCTCACCCTTTGAATTATGGCGTAACTTCTCTTCTTGAAATTTTAAATCTTTCCACGGATCTTTTGACGTTCTAGACCAAACGGCTGTGGCAGATAGTGGTACAGGATTACCAGCCTGTACAGCATTCAGCAGCGCAGCTCTCTTGGCATCGTACTTCTTTAGCCCTGCCTCACCAGTAGGTTTCTCACCTAAACGCTTAGCGACAAAACCGTCAACAAGCTCTCTGTTGTAAATAAACGGCTGATCGTGTTCGTACTTGATAAGCAGGTAATCTTTGAGTTGCTTGGACGTAAGGGGTATTCCGAACTTATCCTTCCAGCGCAGGCTGGCCTCACGTAAGAGTTCCTTAAATGTAGCCTCTTTTCGTTTGGCTACCCTAGCAGCCATAGCCCTGCCCAAAAACTCAACGGCTCGCTCCTCAGATTCGAAAAGCTTCAAGAACTTTTCACGCAACCTTTGGTCTTTTGGATTGGTGGAATATTGAAGGTCATCCAAGAAGCCATGAAAACCTTCATGTCCAATAAGGTCATCACCCATAGCCTTGGGATCATAAGTTACAGACCGTGTATCATAAGCTTGAAAACCTGCTGCTCGTCTACCCTTGTCTGTGTAGAGATTACTAATTGCCCGCGTCAAACTAAAGCCACGAACCAGAGCTAACCGAGATAGTATGTCATAAACTTCCTTGTTTAAGGGCGGTAGCTTTCTGCCTGTACTCACGCTAAGGTTTGCTACAGCCTCGTCTACGCTCTTACGCATACCAGCTAAGTGATCTTGGAACGCCTTGTTTATCTTAGTTGCTTCTGCCCTGCTTACAAACTGCCAGCCAACCGTACCATCTCTGCGCGTTATGGCTTTTTGCATGGAACCGTCGCCTAAGATTCTCAGTCCGCCACCAATCTCACCAAAAGTCGTATGCCAAACACCTTTTCTTTCTGTTAACGGTTCGCCGTTACGGTCTAGGATACGTTCGCTAGCCTCCTTTGGAACCAAGGCTGCCTTAATTTTGCGGGGCTTACCTGTAGCAGGGTCTAAAACTTTTACTGGTTTCGCCGCCTCAGAGAATAGCTTCTTGATTGCGGTCTTTTCGGATGCTCCCATTGCACCAACTTTATCCAGTTGCTCGTAAGCTTTACCTATTTTATTGTCAGCTTTTCTTATCGCGGTTCTCGCGGCGTTAATAGGCTTCTGTGGTTGTATATACTTATTCTGTGTTCTAGACCAAACAGTTGCTTCTGCACGTAAGGCTTCTGTTAACAACTTCTGTGCAGCACTAAGTTCTTTCTCACCCTCAGCTAATCTTAGCTTTGCTTCACCCTCTTGAGTAGCGGCTACTCCATAAATATCCTTAATAACCTTTGGCGTGACTCCCTGCGCGGCTGCGACTTCACCTGCTGTCAAAGGCCCAGCACCAATTCCAGGTCTACGCATAGACGCTGCTGCTGGCCCAACCTTTAACGGATCGAGTACACCAACCCCACCTGTAACGTGATGCTCAATCTGGGCAGCAACATTATAGGGCGTAGGCGCAGCAGCGTTCTCTACGATACCAACCTTAACGGCAGTATCGCCGGTAAAAATCTTACCCTGATCGTAGATACTGGTTGTACCAACGTTACCAATGGCTTCCTTTAACTCTCTCGTAGAGGGTATAGGTTCTGCCCAGAGGTTGAATACTTTGTCGGGGTCACGGTTTAACGGCGAGCCTACAGGGCGCATCTCTGCTTTCTGCCGACCTCTAGCAATTAACCTGTCTATACCTGCGGGTTTAATTGTAGGCTTTTGCAGCGTAGCACCAATAGCGGCAGACATGGCTAGCTTACCGGGATCGAATTCTCCCTCGTAGAGCTGCCTTCCACCCTCAAAAGCTGTGTCAATGGCTGAGCCAAAACCCATCTGACCTAACGCTTGCTTCTCACCCAAACCTACACTACGCCCAGTTAAAGCCTGCCCTGTACCACGAAAAGCCTTGCCTAGCTGTGTTGGTGACGGTCTGAACGAGAGTGCAGCAGGGGCCATTTGACCACCGAAATAAGACAGAGGATTCGCAAGTTCTGCATCACGACGTTTTGCGTGAAGTTCTGCAAGTTCCTCGTCATCGTAGAGCGCATCCTCGATCTTGCCTTGTGCGTAGTTGCCACCATACCAACTAGCAAAGCCTGCACCGAGCATTAGTGGTATACCAACGGCTGCGCCTACGCCTGTAGCACTAAGAGCTGCACCTACACCAAATGTACCGGCAGCACCAGCTAGGCCACCGCCCATGTTGCTTTTTGTACCTTCCCAAAGGGACTCAAGCTTACTCCAGTCCTCGGCTACGTACGCAGCGTACTCGTCCTCACTCAAGGATTCGTACTCTTCAGGATCGAAACCCCTATTGAGCATTCCCTGCTCGAACTCACCTGTACGAGCGCGGAATCTTGGTACTATGTAACGCTGTGCCATAGCTTATTCGTTTAACCAAGGATACGCTGCAACCAAAGCTCTTAGCTTAGCTTTTGCATCGGCAAGCCTTTCGATATCTATTCTAAACCTAGGCTGCGTTCTGCCCTGTTGAGTAAAAACTCTTGTGATGTCGGCAATCTCGCTAACAAGACTGTCCTTCTGTGCAAAAATAGCTTTGTCTGCAGCAGGCCCCCCTGCCTTTCGCGTGTTATGAAACAGAGACCATTCTGGAGGTTGTCTTCGTTGCGCGGGTGAAGAAATTGGAGCTGGCTGTGTCTGTGGCTGTGTCTGTCGCATAGGTCGCTGACCTCTTCGGGGAACTGTAATCGGTTGTCTAGGAGCTTGACCTTGCCCGGTAATAGGTGGCCTTACTGCACGTGGCTGCCCTTGCAACTCTTCGTCCTCGTCGGTAACAGCTACAGCACCACGCCTACCGCTTCCCGGTCGTCTAGGTTGATTGCCGGAAAAAGCATCGCGTAAGCCACCTGTGAGGCCACTACCAGCGGCCTGTAAAAGCCGTGCTTCCATCATGTTAAGCTGGTCGGCTATGTCTAGGCCCGTCTGACCGCCCATACCCCTAAAAGCCTGTGCATCCGGTGAACCACTGTTAAGCCACTCATTGGTATACCGAAGAATTAGCGCATCTATACGGGCCTGCGCTTCCTCATTGTTGGCAGTTTGCTGACGGATTGCACGGCCTGCTGCTGAATTTTCAACACTCAGTTTAGCTTCAAGCAATTTGTTCTGAAACTGCAGACCCATCTCAGTACCCTGAGCTAATAGACCGGCATATTCTGGCGACAACAAACCTCTAACTTTGGCGGCAAGTGCCAGCGTTTCCTGCTTGTCTCTTTCTTGGGCTACAACAGTCGGATACTTTACAGCACCCTCTGCAACACCCTGCTCCGCCTGCGCCACAGCGGCCTCCTCTTTTCTCACAGGGAGTAGCCGTCGTTGCCTAACTTTTAGCTCAGCTTCTTCGTCAGGGCTGAGTGGTGGTTTTGCTACCCTAGCACGCAGGTAATCTCCGAAGCTTTGTCCACTTTGTGGATCAAAAGTATCACCCTGACGTCTCTTTAAGTCTGCTAATCTTGCTTGATTTTCTGTAGCAATTTGTATGGCTGTATTTTGCTTTTCTCTCGCCATCCTCTGACGCTCTTGCTCACCTGCACGCGCTAGGTGTTCCGCCATCCTGCGCTGCTGGTCAGGCTGTATTGCTTTGCGTATCGCAGTTAAATCTTCCCTGCGGCGTCGCCCGCTGCCGTAACCAAACGGAGTTGTCTGACGCTCCTGCGGGACATACACACCTTGAGCGCGTAACTCCTCAATTCGCCTGCGCTCCTCTTCGTCAATATCACGACCCTCATAAAAGGGGCTTGCTATCCGACCCAATAAATCTGAAAAACCGTTTGCCATTTTATAACCCTTAATTGTCAAGCCATTGATTGATGACGTCCTTACCTTGTTTCATTGTACCAAGGAATCCACCTTTGTTTACACCTTGCATCATGTTAGTTGGTAAAGTCGGCATTTGATTGGAGTAGTTCTGTACAGGTTGTACGCCTTGGAACCCAGCAGATATTTGGTTAGTCCCGCTACCCCTGCCCAGCACAGCCTGTACAGGATCATAACCCGATCTAGAACCCGCCATAAAATTCGTCGCTGTCTGCAACGCATTACCCAACGCAGCTCTCTTACGATCCATTGCAGAACCAAACTGCATGGCGTTCTCTATAGCCGTGAGGTTTCCACCGCCACCTGCTGAACCCCTCTGCATATTACGCCGTGCGTTCATACGCTCGATCTCTGCACGCTCACCACCAGAAAGACCGCTCATGTTTATACTACCCAAAAGTTCCTGCAGTTTCGCTGCCCCAGCGTCTCTAGTATCCATCCACGGCTTATCAGTTACAGCCAACTGATCCATCACGTTCTCAGCCATACGTGGCCCTTGAAGATCCATGATGGTCTTATCCGTACCAGCAGCCAACCTACGCTTCCAATGGTCTATCTCACCCTCAAGACCGGCGTAATCAACTGCACCCGGTATAAAACCTGGCGCATAATCTTTAATATTCTCGCTACCTTGTGCAGTTTCCCAAGCTAGGCGTTGTTGCTGAGGTGTGAACTGTCGCTGCAGATTAAGGTCTTTCTGCATCATGGCTTCCGCTTCGTCGCGGTGCGCCTGCAT